GGCTTCGCGCGAGTCACCGACAGCAGAGGAGCAGACGGACGCGCTGCAGGTGCTCAACGACATGCTGGACGCCTTCAACACCGACCAGTTGGCGATCTTCACGAACTACGACGTAACGTTCAATACCGTTGCGGCAAAGCAGGCGTACACGATCGGCCCTGCCACTGGAGACATTACAGCGACGCGACCAGTCGGCATCGAATACGCCTATTCGATCGACAACGGCATAACTACGCCGATCATGCTAGCAAACACGCAGCAATGGGCGGACGTGCTGCAGAAAACATACTCCGAAGACACTCCGCGCGCGATCTACTACGAACCTGCGTATCCTCTTGGCGTCATAAATGTGTGGCCAGTGCCGTCTGCAATCGTGCCGATCACAATCAGCGTCAATTCGCAGTTCGCGCCGCTTGCGACGACAGCGGCCTCGATTGCATACCCGCCTGGCTATGGTAAATGGCTCAGGTATCAGCTTGCCGTCGAGCTTGGCCCGGAGTTCAAAGTCTCGGTCTCCGATGACATCCGGCAAATCGCATCCGACACGCTCGCGGCAATCAAGGGCATCAATCGGCAGCAGCCAGTAACCGCGTTTGACCCTGCGCTGACCAACTATGCCGGCGGAGGGTTGTCGGCATTCCTCGCCGGGTACTGAAATGCGCCTGCCGGCCGGTGGCGACCTGAAGACACGGAAAGGGGACTCCCTAAAGGATTCGCGTCTGATCAACGGGATCAACGAGGCGACGGGCGATTCGTTCGGAGTCATCAAGAGGACCGGCGGATCCTCGCTTGGCGTGGTCGCCGCAGCCGCCAGTCAAGTCGCTGTTGGCGTCAAGAATGCCGTTCTCGTTGTCGCCGATGACGATCTCTACACTGCCGCCGTGAGCCCGTTCAGCGTGGCATCTCCTGATGCCCTGTCACCGCTATTCACCGGACTGGAATTTACCGCTGCGCGCTCCGGATACAATCTCAGTAGCACCATTGGCGGCGATGTCATGATTAAATCTGCAAAGGAGGCATGGGTCGTTACATGAGGATTCCGGCCGCTCCTCAGCTTATTGCCAGGACGTCGGACGTTACAATCGACGCACGCGCGTTCAACGGCGTAATCGAGGCTGGCGACGTTGTGAAGCGCCCTGGTGTTGCGACGACGAGCTACAACTATGCCAACGCACAAGGCGCGCTAGGCATGAAAGGATTTTTGATTCTTGTCTATGGCGACGAACTGGAAATCTTTGATTACGTCCCGATTCCTCCCCCAATCTATATAGGCGATCTGGTCGGAGGTTATTACGCGATGGTCGATGACCCTTCGACATCGCCTGGCGGCGGCGATCCGTACTGGTCTGCATCGCCTCCTGGAACGGACAGATTCAGAGGTTATTGGTTTGGCAATGCATCATCTTCAGCCATCGCTACGTCGCCAACATCGCCAAATTATCTGATAGGAAATATCGCTGCTTCTGCCGCAGCGGCGGCAAAGGTTTGGGTTGAAAAAGTCATTGGGGCTAATCTGGCTGGTATTGCTGCGCTAGATACGGACAACAGCTATTCTCCTGATGTCATAGCCGCTAGTTTCATTTTCAACACGCCAACGGTTTACACGTATCCAGCGGGGTTCGCTCCGTCTGGATATATTGAGATGAACGTCAACGCAAAAAATGCATTTCTCTCCCCTGCGTATCCTGGAGGATGGCCATCTGGAGTTAGTTGGACTACTCCGACGACATTTAATGATTACGTCGGGCAGGTGCGCAAGCGCAGGACAACGACGAGCTTTACACTAACATCGTCAGGAACAACGGCGACACTGACATCTGGTGCTCTTTATGGCCCATACCAGTGGATAGAAATCTCGGGTTGCAACGAGCCAGAGTACAACGGGACTTTTTATGCAGTTCAGCAACTAGACCCGACTTATCCTTGGTTATCGGCTAGCGAATGGAAGTTCACTCTTCCCGGAGTCCCGTCTGCATCTCCTGCGACTGGCACTAAGTCAATGAAATATTACGGCGCGCTATAACCGATGCCGACTTACTCGCTATCCGTAACAGTAGTCGGACAGCCGTTTGACATGATGCAGTTCGTTGCCGCGCAGTCGCTTTATGGCGTGTTTTTCAAGTCGGCCTATGACGCTTTCTCGCTGGAGGGTAATGTGCTAACCAAGGTATCCGATGCTGATTATCCTGGATGGAGCCAGCACACACCGACCAGCATTACTCGCGTCGGGACTACAGCTACGGTCACAATGCCATCTGCGGTCAACTGGCAGACAGGAGGAAGTGTCACGATCGCCGGCGCATCCGATGCGCTGTACAACGGCACGTTCACGATTACCGTCACGGACTCTACCCACTTTACCTACACAATGACTGGCACTCCTGCAGCGTCTCCGGCGACAGGCACCATAACGGCAACTGGCGGGCGGACGACAGTTCCGGGCATCGTCTATCTAGACGGGTATTTCTTCGTGATGGACGAGAACGCCGTGATTTACAACAGCGGCCTGAACGATCCGCTGACGTGGGGAGCGCTGGACTTCATAACGGCAGCAATTGAGCCAGGGCAAGGCGTCGCGCTGGCTAAGTCGCAAAACTACGTTGTGGCTTTTAAGGAGTGGTCAACGGAGTTTTTCTACAACGTTGGCAATGCTACAGGATCGCCGCTGTCGCCGGTACTAAGTGCATTCACTCTGACCGGATGCGCCAACGGAGATTCGGTAGCGTATCTTGATGAAACTGTGCTTTGGGTATCGAAGGCGCGACAGCAAGGGCCAGGCGTTTATCGGATGCGCGAACTACAGCAAGAAAAGGTCAGCACGCCGGACGTTGATCGGATCCTTGCCGCTGACGGGGTATCAGATGTCTATGCTTACGGCGTGCGAATCGCCGGGCATTCGTTCTATGTTCTCGGGCTGCGGACGATCGGCATAACTATCGTTTATGACGCCACAAATGGCACATGGGCGGAATGGACCAGCCTGACGCTGCAGACTCCATCATCCTGCACGATCACTCAGACGGCAGGGGTTGCGACGGTGACGCAAGCATCGCACGGATATGCAGATTGCGACCCTGTTCTGATTGCCGGGGCAGCCCAGTCTGCATACAACGGTATCAAGCAGATCACGTATATCAGCGCGAACAGCTACTCTTTTCCGGTTGCATCGGCGACCGTTTCGCCGGCGACTGGCACGATCACCGCAGCAGGGTACGACGAGACCTATTTCAAGTATTCTCGCTACGTCAATGCAGCAGGTCGCGACTTGGTATTGCACGAGGATACCGGCGAGCTTTGCGAAATCAGCGACACGTCATCGGATGACGACGGTGCACCGATCAAGCTGAAGATCAGGACACCGAAATTTGACGATGGGAATGAGGACTGGAAAACTATCGGTCAGCTTCGCGTTATTGGAATGAAGCAGGGCAGCTCCGCTATGATCCGCTGGTCAGATGACGATTACCAGACGTATAGCAAAGGGCGCCCTGTCGATCTGTCTGCAGCACAGGCGCGACTGCGCAGATGTGGTAAATTCAGAAGGCGGGCATTTGAACTGATACACATTGGATCATTGCCCGTGCAAGTATCTGCTTTTGAGATTGAATGAGGTTCAATAATGGCAACGCTTGAACAGGAAATCGCCGCATACCGGGCGCGAGAGGCCAATCCTAGATTTGAGGAAATGGCGCGCGCCCAGGGATGGACAGACAACGGAAACGGAAACTGGTCTAGGTTTTATAACGGCGTTTCGCAAACTCTGCCTGCCGGAATGCTGGCATCAAATCTTGCTGAGCAGCAGCAAGCAAGCTATTTAAGCCAAGAGGTAGTTCCTGGCGGCGGGCAGAATTACCTGCAGCAGATTCAGGCACTGCTGCAGCCTGCCGGGCAACCACAGGGCGGCGCGAGTTCCGGGCAATACACGAATCCGTATGAACAGCGGCTCGCCGCGCTGATCAACAACCCGGACTCGATCGAAGGCACGAACGCTTACAAGTTTCGATTCAATCAAGGACAGCAGGCGCTTGAACGGTCGGCGGCGGCTCGTGGCATGCTCAATTCCGGCAACACCTTGGCGGAGCTGGCCAAATACGGGCAGGGCATGGCATCTGATGAGTACGGGCGGGAGTTCGAGCGATTGAAC